TTTCCCACACCACCCCAAAAACCATTTTCATTTGCACCATGTAAGGTTACTTGACCACTACTTTGATTTCGGTTATCAGTTATATCATTTCCATTTAATGCACCAGTTGTTGTAACTGATGGTGTTGTTCTCATTGTACACCAAAATTGTGCATTAACATAAGCTGTTGAAGCATTAACTACTCCACCACTCCAATTTTGTACTAATTGATAATATCTTTGGCATCTAGCTAAATTATCTCCATAACTTTCATGTTGAAAAGGTGGTAGAGTAGCAGAAGTATATTCACCTACTTCTAGTTGAACGCCAGTAAGCCAAAAGTTATTTGATGTGCTATCTAAAAAATTAACTTGGTTTGATGTTGCAAATTTATTACTTCCAGCTACCCAAGTATTATTAGTAGAATGATAATCAGTACCAGCAGCTAGAGTAAACATAATTCTAAAACCAGAAGCATTTGAATTTACTATTACACCAGCAGCACCAGTTATTAAAGAGGTGCTTCCTGCTGTTGGAGATAAGTTTATAACTTTTTTCTCCCATGTACTAGCTGATGAAATTGTGTATTCTATTGGTGTTTCATATCTTGTTAGACCTCCAGCTTCTTTAACAAAACGAATACAATATGTGCCAGTTTTAACTGACTTAACCCAAAAAGATAAAGTTAAATTTTCAGCATTGGAAGTACCATATTTTAATAATTGTAAATTTTGACCTTCAAAAAATTGTGTAAATCCACAAGATTGATTAGCAGCAATAGAAGCATCTGCTGTCGTAACATCAACTTTTAATGATTTAGCAAAACCATAACCACTTGGAACATCCGTATCTTGTGTTACTGTTACTGCTCCATCTGAATTTTCATCCATAATCCATCTATCAAGAGTATAACCATTAGAGGCAAATGAAGCACCTCTCTGTGATAATTCCATATCACCATTAATAATTAATGGATCTACATTAGGCCTAAAATTAGTGGCATCTCCAAATCCTGTTGCCGTTCCGCTGTTGGCAATCGTTGCCCCTGAAGGTACTGTGAATGTATCACCTGAATCTCCTAAAGTAAAAGCCGTACCTGTTGCAGGTGAAATTTTATTTGTCTTTACTTCATCTACAACTGTCAGTCCTGCTCCTGTTGGAACAGTAATTGTATCACCAGAAGTTCCCAACTCTAAAGCCGTGCCTGTACTGGGATCTACTTTATCTACGTTTAATAAACTCATTTATACTATAACCACATTACCTGTTATTGTTACCGTTCCTGTATAGGAAACTGGACCTGCCAAGACAGCTGATTCAATATAATGATTTCCATCTATCGTTGCTTGATGGGTAAAAAATCCATCCTTGGCACTTTCTTGACCAATATATAAAGTTCCGTTTTGATCTTTTGTTTCAGCCATATTATTTCTCCTTAACTAATTGCGTCTATATAACTCACATATGCCGCGCATGAAGTTGCAGCCGATGCTTGTACCCTCAATAAATCCGTGCTTTGAATGACAACTTTTGAACCACCTTGAATAAGCTCTACGCTACTTTTTGGTGCAATACTCAAATCATCAGCCAAGTAAACAATTGACGCTGTACTTCCTGCCGCCGCTACATCAATCCAACAATCAACTGTGATAGCGGATGTAGTGATATTCGTTAAACGAATACCAATAATCGCATCATCAGAGTTAGATGTAAAGAGCGTATGCGGAGAAGTTGTTACTTGCGATTTATATACTTTTTCAAAATCCTGTGCCATTTATCCTCCTTAATTATAAAGCCACGGCCATTGCAATGGCCAGACCTTTTGTTGCTAAATTATCTGCAATAACTCCATTAATAGTAGTAACTTGTAAATCATTTATTGCATTATAAATTGCATTTGATCCATTAACATATACTATTGCGTCACGTCCTGCGCTAACTGTATATGTAGTACCTGAACCTGTTGTGCAAATAATATCATTGCTATCTCCAGTATTATTTAAAACATAATACCACATTTTTTTATTTGGGAATGTAACTGTTGCTGTGCCCCCTGGACTACCTGTAAAATCTAATATTTTACAACGCCCTGCTTCTTGTGCATAAGAAGTTGGATCATTTGTAAAAGGTAATGTATATGTTGTACCTGACAAAGTAATACCAATAATTTGGTTAGCCATGTCATCAATACGTTTTATGTTATCGTTGGTTTGATCACCCCAGGTGTTATCATTTTCACCTGTAGTCATCAAGATCAACTCGGCATTAGACCATGTTGAAGCCATATGTTATTCCTTTATGCTATTCTTATGATAGCGTTAGTTGAATCTGCTGCGGGCCATTGTATTTCAAATGTACCACCTGATACAGAATAATCTGCACCAAAATCAATTACTGCTACAGCTGAATTACTATCACTTGTATTGTATATTAAACAACCACGTGTAGTAAATGTTGCTGATGACCATGACGCGTTAGCGCTAAAGTCTGTAAAAGCTGTTGTACCTGTTGATGTTGGATTAACATTTGTTAATGCAAATCCTCCTGTAGTATAACCACCTGTTGCCGCTAGTTCATCTGAACTACCAGTCATGTCAGAATAATTTGTTGTTGCTGCACCAAAAGTACCTGTAATACTTGCGTTGGCTTTAAATAAGGCTACTTTAAAAGCATCTGCTGCATTGTTAAAGTCATGATCGCCTTCTAATAATTCTACTTTAAAGCTGGTACATAATGCTGATGTTAAGCCTGCCATTATCTATCTCCTTCTATTCTTCCTAATGTTCGAAGTTCACCTTTGTATAATTCAGTGTTCCTCATTCTTACTTGTTCTTCTACCCCTAATGTCTGAACTGCTCGTTCATAATATCCTTGGTAGACGGGTAATTGTGTTTGATCTTTCATAAACATGGCTGCCTCTATAAGACAAGCACCTAATAAAACATCTTGGCAATTATCTCCTAAATACGTATTCGCAGTACTTGCAGATAAACCCGGTACATGATAAGTATAACCTATTTCGCACGTAGTGTCAAGGGCTGGAGTGGGTGCAAAGATAATATTTGTATGTCTATTTGTAATAGTATAAGCTGTTCCTGGACGTTGGTACGAGTAATATTGTATAGTTCCTGTTCCTGTTGTAGGATTCTTTGTAAATTCACGTATGAATGTTTCATCTTTTAGATACAACATATCTCCATTTTGAATACGTAAAAATCTTAATACCACCAAATCTTGGGGTAAAGCTACCCCTGTAACCGCTGTACCTGACGCAATAGTAACTGTTTTTCTGAAGGCAGTTAAATCTAATTCCTTCATAATTCTTAATTCTGCGTTAGCAATAGCTACATCAATTGGTGCAGTACCTGACCCTGTAGCTGTAATAAACTCAGTGCCATCATTTTCAGTCCAATCTTGAATTGCCTGCTTTAATTGTACATATGTTAATGCCATATTATTCGCCCCATGTGTCTCTGCCCCATGTTAGTGTACCCCAACTTGGAGAAGTTATTGATGCTGTTCCTAAGTACGCAGTCATTGCTGACATTGTAACTGGAACCGCTGTAATTAATTCTGCTTGAGCAGAACCTAATACTGTTGTTCCTTCGAACCCTGTTACAGGATGAGCTGCATTAAGTATTAATGTACCTAACCCACCTGTTCCTGCTAATCCTGGTGGTATCTCAGTACCATTAACAAATAGTCCTGATGTACCAAGAGAAGCAGTTAATGTTCCTAACTCAACTCCAGAAACAGTTTCCGATACATTTACAGTTATACTACCTAAGGTAGTTGTTCCTGCAAATCCAGCTGCATCTTCAACTAAATCTACAATTACAGTACCTAATCCTGTAGTTCCTACAAAACCAGTTACTGGTTGTATTAATTTTTCAACAACAGTACCTAATCCTGCTGTTGCTTCAAACCCAACTGCATCTTCTACTGCAGCAATGGTAACAGTTCCAAGTGCGCTTGTCGCAACTCCTGGAGATGTAACTGGTAATACAATTGCTATTGCTATACCTGTTGCATTCAATACACTAGTCATCTGGAATCCAGATGGTGCATCTGCTGGTTGAGTAGCGCTAACTCTTCCTAAATTAGCTGCACATTGACCAGACCATTTACCATACAACGAACCTAATTGTACAATTGTGTCCGACGTATTTTGAGGAGGTCTAGGTTTATATAAAACACTAGGGTCTCCCCCTTCGATATACATCTCGGGATCTAACTGAGGTTGTTTAGGTTCCCAGTCACCCTTGTATACTCTAAATCCTGTCCACTCTGTTCGAGCGTCTTTGTATCTAATCTTCCAACCTGAACGATCGTCGATTAGTACTGCGTGTTTACCTCTCGCGTATTTGCCCATTATGCATATCCACGAACCTTAGGAATAACATAAAAACTTGCACGTTCTCTATCTTCTTCTCTTGCTAATTCCCATTCTTTTTCATACATTTGTATAAGTTCTTGTCGTCTATTAATGTCTACAAGTTTAGGATGTTTATTAGCTAACTCTACTGTTAATCCGCTTACTAAAGCAGGTAACATTCTTTTTGGTATAGCTGCATTTTCTGTATAATCATCTGAAATATCTTGACCATATTTAATAGCCCACATAAGTATTTCATATCTACTATTTTCACTAGGACCAGG